CATTGGCAAACATGTCGTTTGACAGTTTAACATTTGACCTTTTAGTTAGAGATTTCAATGATACTGACCAAAATCCAGTAGTTATTGAGAAGTACACTAATTGTAGTATGGACCCAAGTCAAAACAACTTCGTCGCTAAAAAAGTTGGTACATCTGACGGTACTTATCAAATCAATTCAAGATATATCATGTTGGATATGAACGAAGATGCTCCATCTGATGCAATTCCTTGCGGATTTGAAGGTTACTTGGTTAGAACTTATGATACAAACTTAGTAAGACCTGAAGTATTCCCAACATTAAAAACTAAATATTTCTACCCTGGTGAAGTTATTTGGAACCCACCTTTTGGTACTTCAATTGGAGACGATGCCACTATCAGTAATGGTGAAAATATTAGAAGAACTTACTTAGGTTTCTCTGATAGTACTGGATGGGATAACGACTTCTTTAAGTATAAAGGAAAACAAACACCAGCAGAGTGGGCTTGTACAGAACAAGATTTTAACAATTGGGTTAAAATTACAAAAGGTTTCCACATGGATAGCGGAGCAACTGCGGTTACAGTATCTTCAATATACTTGAACTCAGGTGAAACAGCTTTTGAATGTGGTGTTACTTCATTCCAATCTGACCCATTTGATTCAAATAACCCATACTTCAGAACTTTTTCTCGTAAGTTTACAGTTCTTATGGCCGGTGGTTTCGATGGTTGGGATATCTACCGTGAGTACAGAACAAACGGAGATAACTTCCAATTAGGTAAGTCTCAATACCTTGCAGGTGCTAGAGCAGGTTGTCAACCTTATCCTAACGCAACAGGTTGGGGTATGTTCAGACAAATTAGAGTAGAAGATAACACATCTGACTACGCTAATACTGACTTCTACGCATACCGTATTGGTATTGAAACTCTTAACAACCCAGCTATTATCAACATTAACGTGTTGGCAACCCCAGGTATTGACTCAACTAACAACCTACAACTTGTAAACACTGCAATTAGTATGGTTGAAATTGACAGAGCTGACTCAATTTATGTAATGACAACTCCTGACTTTGATGTTTATCAACCTTCAACTTCTATGGATAATTTCATTTATCCACAAGATGCGGTGGATGATTTGGCATCACAAGATTTAGATTCTAACTACACTGTTACTTACTACCCATGGGTACTTACTCGTGATAGTGTATTCAACACTCAAATCTACATCCCACCAACAGCTGAAGTTTGTCGTAACTTAGCACTTACAGATAATATCTCATTCCCTTGGTTCGCAACTGCGGGTTACACAAGAGGTATTGTTAACTCAGTAAGAGCAAGACGTAGACTGACACAACTTGACAGAGATACTCTTTATCAAGGTAGAATTAACCCAATTGCAACATTCAACGACGTTGGTACAGTAATTTGGGGTAATAAGACCCTCCAATTAAGAGAAAGTCCTCTTGATAGAATCAACGTAAGACGTTTGTTATTACAAGCTCGTAAGCTTATTTCAGCAGTGGCAATCAGATTACTCTTCGAACAGAACGACGCAGTAGTAAGACAACAGTTCTTGGATTCTGTAAACCCAATCTTGGATGCAATCCGTAGAGACAGAGGTATTACTGACTTCCGTGTAACTGTATCTAACAACCCTGAAGAGTTCGATTCTAACCAAATGTCAGGACGTATCTTCTTGAAGCCAACTAAGGCTCTTGAATTTATCGACATCGAGTTTATTATCACTCCACAAGGAGCAAGTTTCGAAAACTTATAATAGAAACAAAAATAAATTTAAAAACCCTCGGAAACGGGGGTTTTTTATTTTTAATATATTTATAGAATATGAAAGTTATTTTAGTAGAAGACTTTAAAGAAGAAATGACTCCTGATATTGAGTATTATGCTTTTGATTGGGACGACAATATTATGACAATGCCAACTCAGATTATCCTTGTAGATGATAAGGGTGAAGAAATTGGAATGTCCACAGAAGATTTTGCCGAACACAGACATCAAGTTGGTAAAGAAAATTTTGAATACAAAGGTAAAACAATTGTAGGATATGCTCCTGACCCTTACAGGCACTTTACAACAAAAGGGGATAAAAGATTTATAGTGGACTCACTTTTAGGTAAACCTGGACCAGAGTGGGATACGTTTAGAGAAGCCATTAATAATGGGTCGATTTTTTCAATTGTAACCGCAAGAGGACACTCCCCACTTGTTATTAGACAAGCTATCGAAAATATGATTGAACTCGATTTTAAAGGTATTTCCAAGAAAGAGTTGGTTAGAAATCTCAGAAAGTTCAGAGACATTGCTGGAGAAGAGGATATGTCCGATGAACAGTTAATCGAAGCATATATGGACATGAACAAATATTATCCTGTAACTTTTGGTTCGGGAAGTGCGAGTAGCCCCGAAAAAGGAAAATTAGAGGCTCTTAAAGAATTCGAAAGTTATGTAAAGTACATTTCGAGTCATTTACACAAACAAGGATATCTAAAAAATAAAATCTCAAACAGATTTGTACCAAAAATATATTTTTCAGATGATGATAAGAAAAATTTAGAATTTACGCATAAAAAACTTTCAGATAGACCAGAAAATATAATTCAATTTATATCAACACATGGAGGAGAAAGAAAAAAGTATGAAGGATAATATTTATAAACTGGACTTAATATAAGTTTCATAAAAAAAAATTTAAAGTAAATAGAAAAAAAATAAAACAACACTATTTATCTAATAAACAAAAGAATAAATAAAAATTTTAAAAACAAAAAAATACTATGGCTGATTTACTAATGAAAATGCCGATACCCTATGAACCCAAAAGAAAGAATAGGTTCATTTTAAGTTTCCCAAGCGAACTTGGTATCAACGAGTGGTATGTGGAGTCTGCAGCAAGACCAGCTATCACTATCAAGTCTGTTGAAATTCCATTCTTGAACACTAAAAAATACGTTGCTGGTCAATACGAATGGGGTGAAATTTCAGTCACTTTCCGTGACCCAATCGGTCCATCAGCTGCTCAGGCACTTATGGAATGGGTACGTTTACACGCTGAATCTGTAACAGGTCGTATGGGTTACGCTGCGGGTTACAAAAAAGACGTAACTCTTCAGATGTTAGACCCAACAGGTGTTGTTGTAGAAAAATGGCTTATGATTGGTTGTTTCATCACAAAGGCTGACTTCCAATCGTTAGGTTATGGTGACGACGGACTTGCAACTGTACAGGTTGGTCTTCGTCCTGACTATTGTGTACTTGTATACTAAAATTTATTTACTATATTACTATTTACAAATCCGTACTTTGTGCGGATTTTTTTTTTAAATTAATTTAGTATGAACGAACAAGTTATTGCACAAGAAAATCTTAGTTTACCACACGATATTGTCGTATTGCCAAGTCAGGGTAAATTTTATAAAAATAAAAAGAAGAGTGTTAAAGTTGGTTATCTGACAGCCTCTGATGAAAATCTTTTGGGTAGTGTTGGTAAATTATCAGGTGAAGAACTTGTTATGAGACTTGTTCGTAGTAAACTGTACGAACCTGATTTGAATCCACGAGACATGCTTGAAGGTGATATTGAATCAATTTTATTGTTTTTGAGAACCACTTCTTTTGGTCCTGAATATAATTTTAATCTTACTGACCCTGAGACTGGTCAAAAATTTGAACGTACAATTACACTTGAGGAATTGTCTTTTAGAGTTCCTGAGGTAGAACCTGATGAGAATGGTCATTATGTAACAAAACTTCCTAAGTCTAATTCTTCAGTAAAATTGAAACCAATGAGTTATGGAGAGGCTACTGACCTTGAAAGAATGGCGGAAGAATATCCATCAAACTTAGTCGCACCGAAGGCGACTTGGAGACTCAACAAACAAATCGTTGAACTTAATGGTACTACGGACAGAGGTGAGATTGCAAAGTTTGTTGAACAGATGCCGATTATGGATTCAAAGTTTATTGCAAATTTCTTAAAGGTAAATGAGCCAAGAATTGAATTAAACCGAGAAGTAACAGCCCCGTCAGGAAAAAAAGTCAATGTAAGAATTGCTTTTGGGGCTGAGTTTTTTCGCCCTTTCTTCTAATTACCTGTTGTCTCTACTTGACCAATATTATATAATGGCCAAGTTCTTACATACATCATATTCCGATTTTCTGAAAATACCAATTTATCAGAGGAGATATTTGGTGGATAAAATAATCGAATATAACACGCCCAAAAAGTAAAATTTGATTATTTATAATGTATGATGATGATGCAAACCGAAGGTGAAACCAATACCGAAGGAAAAGGAATAGTTCAAGATGCTTCAGAAGCTTTTTTTGCTAAAAAACAAGCCTTCAATGTAGGTAATGAGTCAAGACTGACTGACCCTACATTCCCAATGGCAAGGGTTGGAGTGGAGTTTTATCTAACTACTGATTTAAAAGAACTTAAAAATAGAGTTTTTGGTGAACTTGAATCTACAGCTGTTAAGGTAGATACTGCGTTTCAATCAATTGTAAACAAAATGGGTGATGGTGCCGGTTTAGGTGCCAGTATTAGAAAAAACTTTACAGAAGCAGTTTCAAGTGTTCAACTTATAGGGATGGACTTTAAAGATGTCCAAACTGCTGCTGAAAGTACACTAGAAGTGTTTGGTAAAAATGTTACACTTAGTGGGGAAGAATATAAGAATTTACTTGCAACCCAACAAGTAACAGGTCAAAACGTAAAACAATTAGAAGAAGGATTTTTAAACGCTGGTATGTCCATAAAGGACATTACCAAAGAAATGTATAATGTTACACAGGTTGCTAATGCAATTGGTGTTAACGCAAGATTGGTGTCCGCAAATGTAGTATCTAACTTAGATAAGTTAAATCGATATGGATTCCAAAGTGGAGTTGAGGGTCTTGCTAAAATGGCAGCAAAGGCTGCGGCCCTTAGAATTGATTTAACTGATACTCTTAGTATTGCGGACGATTTAATGGACCCAGAAGGAGCTATTGAACTTGCAAGTACTTTACAAAGACTTGGCACAACATCTGCCGCCCTTACTGACCCATTGAGACTCATGGACATGGCTCAGAATGATGTTGGGGCGTTACAAGAAGAACTTGCAAAAATGTTCTCAACATATGCTGAGTTTAATGAAGAAAATCAAAGATTTGAAATATTACCTTCGGCAAGAAGAGAATTGAAGGAACTAGAGAGAAGTTTAGGATTACCACTTGGTACCATCGAAAAGATGGCGATTGGTACAAAAGAATTAGATAAAAAATTATCTGAAATATCATTTAGTGGATTTAACGTACCCCAAGAAACTCAAGAATTGATTGCCAACATGTCAATGATGAACGAGGAAGGGGAATATGTGATTAAATACGTAGATGAAGAGGGAAAGGCAAGAGAAGAAACGACTGCAGAATTTTTAGAAGAGTTTGGTAATGATGTTGAGGGTATGAAGAAGGCTCTTGGTAGACAAAAAGAAGAAGAAGGAAAGTCTATTGAGGATAAGATGTTTGAAAGAGCTGGGGAAACTCTATCATCAATGCAAAGGATTGAGGCATATAATAAAGCCGCTGCTGACGCTTTAGGTCTTGCAACAGGAGGAGGGGAATTTGGAAAACAAATTTTAGAGTCTAACGAAGCGTTAGCAAAAAGTTTTAATACAAGTCTAATTGAAAATATGGGTCCAAATGGACCAATTGCGACAACATTTAATGAATCTGCAAAAAAACAACAAGAAAATTTTGACATATTAACAGGAAAAGCTCAAGGAAATAAGACTGAGGCTGCAAAAAACATAGCGGCAGGTGTAACTGATATGATTGGAACCGTTGCAACACAGGCCGGTAATGCTGCGGTTGGTGTTTTAAAAGATGTTGGTAAAACTGTCGGTGTGGATGAAAGTTCACTTATGAGTGGTTTAACAGATTTTATGACTTCTGTTGGAATTACAGACGAAAGTTTAAAAAAATGGACCACAACATTAAATGAAAGTAAAGATGCGATACTAAACTTAGTTCCAAGCGGGGTTAAAAATATTTTTCAAAGTAATCCATCTCCAACCACAGGAGAAGCAACTGGACCAACAGGCTCAATAACCCCAATCCAAGTAGGTAATGAACCAACACCACTACAACAAGTTAATGAAATAACATCACTCCCAATACAGAACACTGCTGAAAATTTATTGGCCCCTGAAATACAACAAGCAACCAAAGAAGGTATGTCTCAGGCTTTAGATGAAGAATTGTCATATTATTCGGCATCACCCTCACTGGCGGTAACAATTAAAAAAGATGAGACAGAAGAAAAAGGAATACAAATACCAAAAAAACCTGAAGAAATACCAACTGAAGCTAATTTAGTACAACAGACAAATGAGAATGTAACTGAAATAAATCAAACCGAAACTCAACAAACTACAAACTTAGGAAATGAAACCAATTTTAATGTATTAAATGAAGTTTTTAATACTGCAAATAAAGAATTAAAAGACATTTCAGTTATAAACTCAAGTCTTCTTAAAACATCTACCGAGGCATTTGATGAATCTCGGTCTCTTATTACTAATACAAATTCAATATTATCATCAATTCAACAGTCTCAAACCTTAGTAAAATCAAATAATACAGTAGCATCTACTACAACTACGACGACCATATCACCAACACCGGCAGCGGCTGCAACTACCCCTGAGGCAACTGTAATCAAACCTGATACGGTTAAGGCTGAAGAAACTAAAGAAAAAAATATAGAAGTTAAAAAGGCGTCTAAAGAAGATGTAGGACTTTTTGGACAGTCTCCAGTAATTAAAGGTCCTTTAAAGGTAAAGGAAGAGGAAGAAATTGAAAAAAGAACAGAATTTGTTACAAAACTAACAGATGCTGAAATTAAAAGATATGAAGAGAAAAAAAATCAACAAGTAACATTTACTGACTTTTTAAATAAAGAAATTGATACTAAAAAAGAAAGTACAAAAATTTCAGTTGATGAACAGACAATTAATTCTGACTCAAAAAGTAAACAAATATTAGATGAAAAAAGTGTAAATAGTTTAGTTTCACAAAGACAAGATTTTGTTACAAAATTGTCTGAACAAGAAATTAATAATCTGAATAAACAAAAAGAAGAACAATCAACATTCGTAGATTTTTTAAATCAAGAAAATATAACAAGAGAACAAAATCAAAAAAATATTAATAGTCAAAATTTAATTTCTTCTGATACATTAAAAGAACAAAGTTTAATTCAAAAGGAATTAAGTAACCAAACAAGTACCAGAAAAGATTTAATTACAATGATGTCCGCAAAAGAATTACAAAATTTTGAAGATAAAAAAACACAGCAAGGAATATCATTAAGTTTTTTGAGTAAAGAAAATGATGTAAGAAGACAAACATTAGAAGAGATACAAAAACAAAAAACAACTTCTTTAGACTCTCAAAATCAAGAATTTATATTTGGACAACAATTAAATGAGCAAATAATTGAAAGAGACAATTATGTAACTCAATTTACTCAAGAAGAAATACGTTTATTAGATGAACAAAGAGAAAAACAATTGTCTTTTAATGAATTATTTGAACAAGAAATTGAAAACCGTAGAATAAGTACTGAAAATAATTTAACTCAACAATCAATAATTGCTAATACTAAGAATGACGAAATTTCAGTCGGAAGACAATTGAACGAACAAATGGTAGAAAGAAATGAGTTTGTTACAATGTTGAATGAAAAAGAAATTTCAATGATAGACCAGCAAAATGAAAGGCAGTTATCTTTTAATAATTTATTAAATGAAGAAAATAGTATTAGAGAGGAGTACGTAACTAAATTACAAGAAACGGAAAAAGACAAAAGTGTAACAAATGTTGTTAGTGGTGGAGAATTAACTAAAGCCAGTGAAACATTATCCACTGTTAATAAAAAAACTGTTGAAAATAAAACCAAAACAGTAAGTGAAACCGCCACTGAATTACACAAAAAACTTGCAACACTTTATGATGGTGTTATAGATGAAAGCGAAAAAAGTGTTGTTACTGCAATAAATGATGCAGAAATTCTAAAAACCCCACCAACAACTGCGGAAACAACAAAGAAGATAGAAAATCAAAATTTATTTGAAACCAAACCAAGTGTTTTGGGCCAATACATCGCTACAGGAGAAGTGGGTGAAGGCAAAACTCCGGCAATATCTAAACCTTTAATACCTGAATTTAAAATACCTGAAGATAAAAGTGTAACAAATTTTGTCAACCAAGTTTTACCAAAACCGGCAGGTGTAAATTTATTTGACACTAAACCAAGCATATTAGGACAATATACCGCAACAGGAGAAGTACCTGAATCTACAATAGCTAAACCGGAATTACCTAAAATTGCAACCGAAGGGCAAACAGGTGGAGAACCTTCGATAAGTACAAAAAACATTCAAACAATTACTAATAATACCGATAAGACACTACAAGATTTCAAAGAAGTGATTACCACCACAGACTTTGGTTTTGGTCAAGAGGTTCCAACTTCAGTTGCGGAATTTAAAGGTGCTGAAGATATTATAAACCAATTTTTTACACCTGAGGCTATTGCTGCGGTTGCAACACCACCAGTGGAAAATCTTGATAAAAAATCAGAAGAGTATAAAGAGTTTATGAGCACCCAAAATAATAATCAAACTACAACAATTGGAGGAGAGGCTAAAGTAAAAGTTGAGGTAACTGGCCTAAAAGACCCAACTGCTGAGAGAGAACTAATTAAAAGTGTAAGAGATAGTATTATAAATCAAATGACATTTAATTATGGAACTCAGCAAATTGTTAGTAACGCCGCAAATATGGGAAGTAATAACTTTGGATTAACTGGTGCTCAAACACCTGGAGTGCAGTAAAATTTTCGTATTTTATCTATTTATTATTAAAAGTTAATAATGCCCAATATAATTCCAAACGCATCTCAAAGACCGTCAGAACAACAACAAGTTTTTTTAAGTATTGCTGGCTCGGCTCAATTTAGGGAATTATTAATTGCAAAAAATCTCGCACCTTATAATATAGACGGAGTTTACTCCTACCAAGGAGAAACGGTACCATATCAAGTAGTACTATCTGATTTTGTACCAATAGACACTCCAAACGTTTCTGAAACTGGTTTTGATGACGCCAATGAGGTTATGATTCTAAATAAGTTTGGACCAGGTACAAAAATATTAGACGGAGCCGACATAATATCTTCAGATGGTACAGTATCATACTCACAAGCTGGCCAGGGAAGTGTATTTGGAGGTACTGTAGAAAGTAAAAAAGAATATGACCAATCAAGTGCTAACATCCAACTTGTAAACGAATTCTTTATTGATGTTAACGCTGTAGTCAATACATATATTCCTGAAGGAGGATACGTTTATTCTTATGTTTCGAGTGATAATATAAAGCCTAAGGGGGTACAAGGAGGTGCCCCGTACCCCAATTTTCAAGTTATAGATTTTGGGTATTTTAATATCCTACAAGGAGGGGCATTTAGTTTATTTAATTTAGAGTCCTCAAATTTTGCATCACAAGATTCATATCTCGCACAACTTAGTAGCAAATTTTTAGCCGAGGCATTTAGAGAAAGAGTTAATCGAGAAATAGAAAAGGCGACAATAGGAAGAGTTAATTTACAAGCGTTTACTGATGTTTTTTCGGCCAGTTTACTTGCTAGCGGACAACAAGACTTAATTGCTAAAAATTATGTTATAACAATACCAACAGGAGTTTTTGACCAATCGGCGTTTTTATTACAAAAATTTTCGGGAACATATATACCTACTTCACCTATTGAGGGTGATTATTTCCAAGAACAACCAAGAAGAAATACTACTGTTGGACAATTATTACAAGGTATAAATAACAAAATAACTAAACCTGTTACCCCTACAAATAGGTCTCAGAGGTTTTTAGCAAATACTGGAAGTGGACAAAAAAGTGTTTTATTTAACAATTTAGGATATAACATCTACAAACCAAACTACGACAAAAATTTAACCCAAATTGGAACTGCCATTGACCAAATTTTTGATAAAGACAATTCAATTGGTAATTTATACATACCTGGTGGAGAAGATATTCCAGCAATTTTTGCCCCAAGCGGTGAGGTTCCTTACACCCCATATGGAGAAGAAACAAGAACAAAAGTTTACGGTGATGATGTTCTATCAAAACAGTTTGAGACAGACGATATCAATCGACGTAAAATGGGTCTTGCAAGTCTACCTTATGGCGAAGACTCTGACCCAACAGGAGGATTTACTTGGAAGAGTTTACAGGGACCACAACCAGGAGCATTAGTAGGACCAGGAACAAACACCCAACCAACAGGTGAAGTATTAGGAACTAGTCCTGTGTATACTGGAAATGTAAGAGAAAAACTACAAAGTTCACTTTCAACAAATTTTGAATATAACGAATCTTCGTTACTTGCAAGAACGCAAAGAATTGTAGAATCTGCTGATTTAGTAAAAGGAGCTAAAAGATTAACCCATGCGGGTAACGCTATTAATCAAATATCTAAAATTTTTCACGACGGATACAAAGAAATTACAAAAGGTTCAAGAGTTAGAAAATATGTTAATAAAAACGGTATTGAAGTCGGACAAGAATACGGAAGAGTTTTTACAAAGGATACACCTTATTTAACCTATCAAAACTTGCAATCAGGAGTTGCAAACGATAACGGGGAACCAATAAATGGAAACATCAGAAAGTTTACAAACTCTATTATTGATTCTACTTACAATTTGAATATTGCCCCAATGGCTGGTAAAGAATCTACAAATATTCAAAAAACAGGATTAGGGAACGTAAAAAAGTATATGTTATCTATTGAAAACTTGGCTTGGAAAGGCACATCTGAATTTGAAGATTTACCACATTGCGAGAGAGGGCCAAATGGAGGTAGAATTATGTGGTTTCCACCTTATGACTTGAGACTTGATAGTGAATCGAGTAGTCCAAGATTTAAAGGTAATAGTTTTTTAGGAAGACCTGAACCAATTTATACATATGAGAATACAGAAAGGTCAGGAGGTATATCTTTTAAAATAATAGTAGACCACCCTTCTGTTACAAATTTAATTGTAAAAAAAGAACTTGCCAAGGCCAACTATAGTGATAATGACGTGAGAGAAATTATGGCTTCATTTTTTGCGGGACTAAAAAAATATGACATCTATGAACTTGCAAGAAAATATAACACACTATCACCCCAAACTATAAATGAAGTTTATGCCCAAGTATTGGAAAGTAATAGAACTTCACCTGACGACGCCGCTCAAGTTGTACAGGACATAGGACCAACATCGAATAACTTACCTGTTTCTAACCAAGTCCAGGCGGATTTAGAGAATTTTAAAAACAATTCATTTTATTTTCAAAATTCATCAACAACAGGACAAAATTATGAAGATGTTTTCATTGCTTATACCCAACCTAATATAATTGAACAATATATAAATGCTCAACCATTAGATGAGGTTGCAAGAATGACCGTGTTTTTTGACTCATTATTATTTACAAACTACCAAGACTTAATCCTTTTAAGAGATAGTATTACACAGATACTTACAACAGACCAAGGTAAGGTAGAACTAACATTTAGTGCCTCAAAACTAACTACACAGAATTCAAATATAACCATATCAAATGACTGGTTTGAGTCTGTAAAATTATTCTTTACTGAATATCAAACAGGTGAAGGTAAAAATTTGGGAACTTATTTAGGTAAAACTTTAATATTTAAGAAGGCTCAAGATTTTGGTACAAAGGCTTCGGTAACTCCGAAAAAAACAAATTCTACCGAGTCTTTCCCTTGTGCTTATTCACCTACGGCAACATCCGCGAGTTTTAACAGTGCTGTTTGTAGGGCTGTTATCATAGAAAATATTGTGTTCACACCACAAGACCCAACTAAAGATTCTGGAAAAAACACAGAACCAATCAGTCAAGAAGGAACAAAACCAAAAACACAACCCGACACTCAAACAAAATTACAAGGTATCAGTAAGAAAATATTAAGAGAGTTATTAACTGAGTGTAATTATTTTGAAGCAATTAAAAACACTGATAGTTTCTTATACGAATCTATAAAAAGTAAATTTAAATTTTTTAATCCCGCATTTCACTCAATAACTCCCGAAGGACTAAATGCTAGATTGGTTTTCTTAAACCAATGTACAAGACCAGGTAAAACAATTCCAACAACACAAGATAACACAGAATTTTCTAATTTTTCTGACGCATTTAACACTAACTTTGGTACACCACCTGTTTTGGTATTAAGAGTAGGTGATTTTTACAACACTAAAATTATTCCAGATTCAATGACAATTGATTTTGAGGAAAACAGTTGGGACATGAATCCCGAGGGTATAGGATTTCAACCGATGATTGCAACTGTAAGACTCGGGTTCAAAATGATTGGAGGACACGGACTTGCTGAACCAATTGAAAAATTACAAAATGCATTGTCGTTTAATTACTATGCTAATACTGAAATGTATGATGAAAGGGCCGATGCTACAGAAATAACTGAAGCGGTTGATAAGGCAATTGTTGAGTCAATTAATAATTTTGAACCACTTCCGAATGTTGTTAATGTTAATAATGTTGCCGATTTTGGTAGTCCGTTTGGTGTTATATTATCAGCATCAACTGCCGTTGGAAATACACCAGCAACCGCAGTACAGGACGGTGAAATAGAATATACTGAACTATTCAACGGGTTTGTAGAAAAGGTTAAAGGTTATATTAATAAAACTACGGCAAGTTTTGTAAGTTTTATAAATGAATATAACTATGGAGTTTGGTCACAAGTAAATCATACAAGAATATATAAAACAGGTTTTGTAGACGCTTATGAAAATTTGGACCACCAAGTAAATATTTTGGGTAAACAGGCTGATTACCAAATTTATTTAGAGAACGCGGCGTCATCACTTATTGCAAGTGTTTATAATGACCAAGATAGATTAGCTTCAGATTTATCCGAAACCGAACAACTTAATCCACAATCAATAAATAAGATAAAGAGCAACTACATTAATCTTATTGCAAATCAAGTTATTACAGGTTATACAAGAGTTTCAGAATTTGTACAAGCAAGTTCTGAATTACAACTTGATATGGTTAGAACAATGAATGTTATGGATTTCATTTCTATAAGTGGTGATGGAAAAACACTACCTGATGGAAGTTTAAAAATATATTCATTGTCGGGTAAGACAGAAAATGCTGTTAACACTCATGATGAGTTTGTTGAGGACTATCTGACCGTTTGTTCAGGTGTTACTAATTATTACAATTATGGGGCAACAGGTGGCACAAACAACCAAGGATTTTTATTCATAACAAGTGAACTTACAACAGGTGATATAACTACCTATGAATCTTTATATGATACTTGGACCCTCCCTTCAGATGCATTTGTATATACATTTTTCTCAAAAACTATTTTGGATACAACTCTTAGACAAACATTTGTACAACAACTTATAAAAGATGTCAATGAAGATGTTAAAGAAATTGCAAAAGATATAATTGAAGTGACCTGTGAAAATTGGGCAGAGAGATTTACTTTAGAAAGAAATTCAGAATTAGAGTTAACACAACAATTTGAAAATAGACCTGACTACCAAGAGTTTAAAAACTTTAACCCAACAAGAGATGGTAAACAATTGACTTCAAAGAAAAGAGTAATGACATTTAAAACAGGACAAGGGGATTCATACCTCCAATCATTATTCAAAGATATTACTTCAAGTGTAAATTATAATGACAGCCTTGCTGTATTTAACGGAAAAAAACAATTTAACGGATAATGGCAAATCAATATTATAATAGATACCAAAATTTTATACTGAACGGAACTCAAAGGAATATCCCATACGTTAAATTACCCCCAAAAAGTACTGACAAGGTACAGATTTATAGAGTAGGTATAACAAGACTTGATAAGGTTTCACAAACTTTTTATGGTACACCTTATTTTGGGTGGTTAATTCTACAAGCGAATCCTGAGTACGGTGGGTCCGAGATAAATATACCTGACAATGCCATATTGAAAATTCCATTTCCTTTAACATCATCTTTATTAGATTATAAGTCAGCGTTAGATAATTACTCATTCTACTATGGCAAATAACAACGAAAGAATATTCGTAGAGACAGACTTTTCAAATATTGTTATTGTAAACCCCAACAAGGTTCTTAATACTCAAGGATTTGCAGAAGAAAGGTTCGTAGACCACGAAAAATTAGTAATGTATGCTAATTTACAGTGTAATTTACAACCAAGAAGTAGATTATTAGTAGGACAGGATTCTCAAAGTCTACAAACAATAGCGACTACTTCGGTCAACTTTTTGGGACCAAATGGACAAGAATTTTTAACCACAAAATGGACTGAACAACCTGGACTTACCGGAGACGATAGTAAAGTTATAAATAGCGAGTTATTGGGTATTACAAATATAACCCAAAGAATGACGGCTAAAAATATTTCAACTGTAGATATTCAATTAGAAGACATTAGAGGTAGGGCACTTTTTGAATCAGGAAATGACTCAATATATTCATCTTTTTTTAATCTTCCATATCCCACTTTTTATTTGACAGTAAAAGGATATTATGGGAAGGCAATTAGATACCCACTTATACTTCAAAAATTCCAAGCATCGTTTGACCAATCAAGTGGGAACTTTTTGGTGACACTGAACTTCATAGGATACAAATTTAATGTTTTAGGGGATATAGCGATGGGATATCTTGAATCGGTCCCAAACATGTACCCTAAAGAAACTACTCAAAATACTCAGATTGAAAGTAGTAGTAGTACAGATGCATCGGTTGGTCAAATAAATGACACCGCAGTTGTTCAAGACACATCTATTGCTTATTTGGGTTATGAAAAATTAAAACAGGTTTTTGACATTTATAAGGGTAAAGGTTTAATTGCTCAAGATTTTCCCGTAATGTCAGTTCCAGAACTGGTTGTTAGATTAGATTATTTTGAAAGAGATGTGCTTGCAAATTTTGGGTCAATTAATATAGATAAATTAACTGATGCCGAACAGTTTAATAATTTACTAAAAGATTTTAGTAAAGACATGATTACGGCAAAAACAGAGCCTAAATCATGGGTAAACGAATATTTGGGACAACAGAATTATTTCATCAATATGAACGGTGAAAAAATATTTACTTACAAACCAAATTTTGACAAATATGACGATGCATATTCTGATTTAAATACTAGAATTAAAAATAATTTAGATAAAATAAAACAATGCCCAACCTTTGGAGAAGACAAAGGAGGCGACGACGTAATTTATGTATCTATAAATAATAAAAGTGTAATAATCGAACCATCCCCAACAAGGTCTGATATAAATTTTGTAGAAACCGCAAAAAAAAGATTGGGTAAACAACAACTTTCACAAGGGGAAGAACAAGAGTTTATATTAGAGTTTGAAGAATTAATAAGACAACAAAGTGCGGTAATAGATGCTAGAAGAAATGCTAATCCGCCATTAGACGCAAGTCGACTAATCGAAGTCCCGTTCTTCTTTAAGTTTGACGGAAAAGACTATTTTAATGATAAGATTTATAATTACCAAAAAATAATTGCAACTAAACAGAAAGATATTGAGGAGCAACTTACTTTTGAAATTAACGAGTTAATAAAATCTAATAAAGGAATTGGATTCAACCCCACAATAAGAAATATTTTTGCAGTAATATTTGCCTCTGCCGATGCGTTTTTAAGATTGATGACTGATGTTCACGAAAAGGCATTTGGGGCCGCTAAAGACAGCGACTTAAAAAAACAATCAGTATTAAATGATGTTCAAGAGCCTATAAACTTGAATCCAGTATATCCATGGCCTCAGTTTTCAAAAGAAGAATTTACTGATGACGGACAAATCAAATATGATTTAAAATATCCTGGTGGAGAATATGCTAAGGAAACAGGGGCTGATAATTATGATATTTGGCCTGAAGTTGAGTTTGTTGAAGAATATATTA